CCAGCTTCCTGGAAAACCTGTAGTGCTAGTATATATTTTAAAGTTATTTAAAGCATATTCAGCAATCGCTGGATCATAACTACCAAAAACTAAATCAGTATCAAAAGTTGTTGTAATAGTAAGAGCATTACCAGTACCTCTAAAGCCTTGTGCGCCTTGATAATATTGTTGGTTAGTTTCTGTTATTAATGCCATTTTTTATTAAGATTTTATATTTTGTTCTGTCTCTTGAGCTTCTGCAGCAGCTGATTGTATTATTGTTGGATCGTTTATTATCAATCCACAATATTTTAATATACCTATTATTAAGTTTGTTTGCTCTGATATATCTAACTCAAAGTTAACAGATGTAGTAGAATATACATATTGACCTAGTGACCCAACAGTGAATTTCCACTCTGGAACTGTTGGTGTAAACAAAGCGTTTACGTTTAAAACGTTTGGTTGTGGGCTAACTTTTATAAGCACAGAGTTGTTTGGCCCTGTTCCTGTCGTGCATAAAGGATATTGCATAGTTGGAGCTGTCAATGCAGATCTTGTGATCTTAGAAAAATCACTTTGACTAGCTAACTCAGTAATAGAATCATACTGAGGGTTTGTTGTATTGTATGTAGATATTATTTCACCTAATTTAAATATAGTTCCAGTGCCTGTGTATTCCCAACCTAGGATACCAGCACCTGCATTATAAGTAAATGAAGCTGTTCTTTCAAAAGGATATAGTTTGTAAGCGGTATCTTTAAACATATTAAAGAACTCTGTATCATTTTGTTGATTATTTTGATTAAACCTATTTAATTGGTTACCATCTGGAAAATATGATTGAAAAATCTCATCTTGAACTAAAGCAGCTAAGCTATTAAACTCCGCTGGAGTTACATAACCTCTTTGTTCTTTGTTTAATATGTACAAGACTGTTGTATATACTGTATTTATATTTACCATTTATATTTATTTTAATATACTAAAAAGGCGGCCGTAACCGCCTATATATAGTATCACTTGTTTTTATAGCTTTTTATCTATAGATTTGTAAATTTCCACACCTTCGTCCGTTTTTAAGAACGCAGCAAATGCTGAATAAGGGTTTTCGTCAAATGGAACATTCATTAACTTTCTGTCGTTTGATCCCCAATGAAAAGTTCTTTGATCTTGAGATAATTTTATTACTCCAGCTTCACGAGCTTTTATTGCAAAGTTTCTAAGCTGTACGTTTTCATCATTAGCTAAACTAATAAACATAGTAGCGTTGTTTTTTGCAAACAATAATAAATCTCTTTTAATTTCTTTAGAACTCATACTATTTACTTCAGAACCTTTTTCCACTCTTAATATAGCCTCAGCATGATCAATATCTATGTTTCTAGCTGCGTTTAACGCTTCTATTTCCATTTCTAAATCAAGTAAATCATCTTTAGCTTCTTGCACTGCACTAAACTCTTCGTATATTTTATTTTTTAAAGGGTGATATAATGAAAGTAGTTTTTGCAAGTTCTGCATATTTTTAGGAACTTTTAAAAATCCATCTTTAAAAACAATATGACCCATAGTACATTCACCTTTTTGTTCATCAACTAATGGTGAGTCTTGATTAGTAGCATATTTTATTTCTCTTTGTTTACCTGATTTTTCATCAAAATACAATAGAGCATGTTTTCTTGTATGCTTGCCTGGTATTGTTAAAGTTAGAGGAGATTTACTTCCTTTTAAATAGTAAATTCTATCTTTTATTTCCCAACTAGGTTTAGCTGGTGGCGCTACTTTTGTAGCTACCGGTTGAGGTGCAACCTCAATAGTTTCTGCTTTAGCTTGTTTAGCCATAATATAATATAATTAAATAGTTTATAAAAGTAATAATTACCCCCGTCAATACAACGAGGGTAAGAATTACATTTGTTGAATCAATTAGATTCCTTGGAATAAAACGAAGTTGTTAGCAGCTTGCGTTACTAAACATCTTTCAGATAGGAAGTTAACTTGCATTGCATCAAGCGTTGAAGTCATTGCTCCACCAGCACCACCAGTTAACCATGATTTCATTCTTCTGTCGTCACCTTGAGAAGCTCTATATCTTACGTGTAAGAAAGGTCTTCTAATGTTAGTACCTAAGATTTGATCATAAACTGTAGATGTTCCAGCAGGAACTAATACACCTTCGATTGAATTAATACCAGCGATAGCACCTCTTGTAGAAGCATCGTTTAAGTATTTCCAGTCAGTTTTGTAGAAGTCATAAGAACCTCTTCTGAAACCAGAGAAACCTAAGTTAAGTGCCATTTCTTCTGAATTTTCGAATAAACCGAAAGCAGTACCACCAGCGAAACCACCAGAGATAGAAGCTAACATATCGTCAAAATCAAGAGATGTTTGTCTCTGTAAGAATAACATGTTTTCTTCAATAGCTCCTTGAGTATCTAGGTTTTTAAGTATTGCATCAAATTCATCAAGTCCAGCAGCAGCAGTAAATCCTACTTCTACATTACCTCTGTCTCTAATAGCAGCAAATAAACCTTGCGTGCCTGGTAAAAGAGCAGTTCTATAAACATCTGCTCCAGCAACTGGATTAGCGTTTAATTCACCTTCTACCATTGCCATTTCTAAGTAATCTTCGAATCTTAATCTAGTTTCAGACTCAGCTTTTAAATACCAAAGGTATCCAGAAGCACCATCTTCAGTAGCAACTTCAACCCAACCGATTTGTGCCATATCAGATCCAGTAACAACGTACTGATCTCTTATGATCACTGGCGAGTTAGAAAACTGCGTAAATGAAGGATCAACACTTACTCTAGAAGCTGAATTACCAACACCTGTACCAATAGTTGTTCCTTTTCCATAAGCAGAACCGTAAACAAACATTTTCACAGCACCAGTCGCGCCACCACCAGAAACCGTGATTCCTTGTGCAGCAAAAGTTGTAGCGCCAAAAGGTTGTACTGTTACGTTTCCAGCAGCTGGAGCAGCACAAACAATACCTTTAGCTTCAGCTCCTGTTGCAGGATCTAAAAGAACTACAGTATCATTTTGAGATATAACGTTTTCAATGCTACCTGCGGCAACTGGAATTGTAACAACTGATTGATTGTTAGCACCAGCAGCTGCGGCTACACCACAGTTTTCATAGGATATATGTAATCTATTTTGTTCAGACCAAATTACTTGATCAGATGTCATTGGCATTTCAGCGCCAACCATTCTTAAAAAGCCAGATAACGTTCTGTTTCCATAACGCTCTACTTCTTGTTCGTAAATTTCTGGTAAATATTGTTGTGCAAAGTCATTTGCTCCACCGTTAAATGCTAAATAAGCAGAAGGAGATGGAGTTTGAGTTGGACTTGGAACAATAGCACCAAATTGAGGAGTTAAACTCATAATTTTAGTTTTTAATTGTTAAATTTTCTTGTTTTAATTTTCAGTTTTGAAGAATCAGCACCAGAAATTGCTTTAACTTTTAATCCGTTTATAAAAACATCACCTTGTTGTGATCTAGCTTTTATAGGTGATAAGTTTTTAGACTTATTCACAACGTCTTTAACTGCGTCAGCTTTTCCTTGCTCATAAAAATGAGTAGCGATTCTATCGACATTATCAGCAGCGTATATAGCTTTATGATAACCAGCCGCGTCATTAACATTACCATCTTTGTCTAAGAACTTCTTGACCAGGTTGTTAATATTTGATTGGTTTTCAGCAACTTTATCTACATCTTTTATATTATACTTAAATCTTTTTTCACCAACTTTGATATCGAAACCTTCGAAATCTTGATTAAAAAGTTCTTTAGTATTTTTTTGAAATACATCATGTTGTTGCTCAGCTTGTTTTTGCTGTTCATTGTAGCGGTTAAAAAAGTCCATAGCTTTTTGTTGGTCCTGAGTTACGCCGGGTCTCAACTTGATTTCGTCGTAATATTTCTTTTTCGTTTCCTCTAAAAAGTTTTTTGCTTTTGCAACCTCTTCTTTTTTAGCGAGTTTTTTCTTTTTGACGTCACGCTCTTCGTCAAGATCTGTATCAAAATGGAAACTTTCTTCCATTATAAAATCTATTTCTTCAGTATTTAAGTGAGGTTTAGATTTTTTGTAATATTCTTTTAGTAAAGTATTTTCATCAACACTAGAATAGTCAGCGTTGAGTCTTGTATAATCTTCTATAGTCCCACCAGTTTCTTCCATGAAAGTAACTAGCTTTTCAATGTTTTCAGGTAAAGCTTTGCCTAGTACCTTTTCATCTCTTATAGCTTCTTTAACTTCTTTTGTTACTTTTTTTACTTCTTCTTCAGTTACTTCTTTGATTGGAGAAAACCCTTCAGTAATCTCGTTGGACTCTTGTACAGGTTCTCCCACCTCTGCGCTATCTCCGGATGGTTCTTCCACAGGTACTTCCTTTGTTTCTCCGATTTGAATGGCATCTGTTTCTTTTTTAACTGGTTCGTTAGGTATTGTAACTTTAATAACATCATTTGGTATTTCTACTAATGGTTCTTTAAGGTTAACCTTTTTAATTTCTTGTTCTTTAACGCCTAATTGTTTAGGTTTTTTAGGCTTAGACTTTATTTTAAAGTCACCTTCCTGTTTAACAAGTTCATTTGTTTTTACTTCTGACATAATATAATATAATTAAATAATTAATAATTAGACATTAGGCATCATTGCTGCCCCGTCTTGTTCTTCAAAATTTATTGGTAATAAATCATTTTGTCTTTGATCTATCATTTGACTTTGTTGCGTACCTTCTAATTTGATACGTTTATCTTTACGGTCTTCTATTTCAGCTTCTTTTTCACTAGTAGCCTTCATGTCCATTTGCTTTAACTGCATATCAAATTTATGTTGCATTTGCATTTGTTGTTGCTTTATTTGAGCAGCAATTTGCATACGTTGTATCTCCATTTGATTGTTAGCTTGTTCAAATTGAACTTTAGAACCTGATATAGCTTCTTGTTTTTGAACCTCAGACATTGCAATTTTTTCAGCAGCATCAGCTTGAGCGTTTGCTTGAGCCTGCGACTGTTGCATAGCATTTTGTTGCTCTTCTCTGCCTTTTTTCTTACGCTTAATTTTAAGCATTTGATTAGCTAGTTTAAGATTTTTAATTTGTCTTAAATCTATAGCGTCTTCTAAGTCAATACCACCTTGCTGTAAAGCAACTTGTATATTTTGCTCTAATTGTTGTTGCTCTTCTTCATCTGGTTCTAATTCTAAAAATATACCAAAATCATGTAAATTTAAATTACTTATTTCTGTTAATGTATTGACATTATAATTAGATATATTGTTCACTAAAGATTCAGCTGTAAGCGGAAACTCTAAAGCATCAGCTATTTTTAAAGCTATATTTTCTGCTATTCTTAAAGTTACATATAAGCTAGCTTGCTTTATATGCCTAGTGGCAGTATTTGAAGCGTTTGCAGCAATTTTTTGTAATCCTACTAATGTTTGTTTGTCTGGTGTACTACCGTCACGAGCTTCATTTAGCCCGGTTACGTCACGTATCATTTGTAAGTAATATTGGTAAGTTTGTATTAAACTTTGTATTTTACCTTGACCAGAACTAGAACTTAATTCTTGAATAGGTACTTTACCTTGATTAAAGTCACCGTCTTGAGTAAGTGATCTACCAACAATACTACCAGTTTGGAAATACATGTTAAGAGCTTCTGCTGGATTATAATTTGTACCATTACCTAAATCAACCTCTGCTAAACCATCCATATCTAAGTAAACACCATCTGGTACCATTTTAGACATCACCTGTTGTAACTTTAAATGTGTTAACTGAATCATATCAGCAAAACCTATACACTTGCTTACAAGTGATTCTATACGTCCTTTATATATTCTAGGCGCGCATATAGAGTAATTCATTTCTACTTTTGTAGTATCAGCCAAAGGTCTTGACATATTCTCTGCAAGTTCCCATTTAAGCATTGTATCAGTACCTAAAACTTTAGCGCCACTATATAATACTTCAATAGATCTTGATACTCTTTCAAAGCTATCATTTTCTGGTGGATCAAATGTATCGTCTTTTTCTAAAGCTTTTTGTAAACCTTGGTCAGTTTGTTTTATTTTAAACACTTGGTTAGAATACGTTTTGTAATCAAAATACATTACTTGAACAGTATTTTCATCATAACCACCCCAACCAGTAACATACGATCTATTACCTGGGGTTTTTTGTATACGTTCTAACTCTTTTTGACTAATGTCTGGAAACTCTTTTTTAAGCTCAGGTATTGTTAT